TCCACGGTCGACGTGGTCGCTGTTTCAGTACCGGCTCAAACGGGCTGGTAGGCAAAGACATCCGATCCAACCGGGTGTAGTGAGCCAAAGGGCAGATGCCCTAACTGACAGATTTTCGTCTTGGCCTGACTTCGTGTCAGGTGTGTGTTGTTTATGTTTGAGAAGGTTGTTTGACCACCTCCATTCTACATCACCAATCCAAGACGCAAGCAGGTATCAAACCTGTCTTGGGGCAGGGCTATTGTGGCCCTCGATTATTGGTGGTGTGGTCGCGAACGCATCCCCCAATTATCCCCACAGACATTGAGATACCAACTGGAGGCGCCTCCGTGTGCTTGTCGGTTAGCAACCGACTCCAGATAGGTTTGGCCTTTGGACGCTATGCGCCAAGGTCTCAAGAAATGGTCAGTTCATGACCATAATCAGGACGATGTTGTCCTAATAATCAGACCCAGCATGTGCTGGGAGAAAGGTAGTAAAATATGAGTCGCACAAAGGAACTTTTGGACGAAATGGATCGAGTTGATCCTCACGAAGAAGACCGCCTCATCGATGAGGCAAGGCAGACATATGTGGACGACGTGCGCCCACGGATTGTCTCTAGCGATGTTCCACATCCGGAAGATTGCTATTACCGGCCAAGCCTCGAAGAAAAGAAGCTGGCCATCATCAACGACCTGAAGAAAATGGCGCCACATGATTGGGACGAACTGACAGTTCGTGAACTGGTTCACCTGATGGCGTCCACCGATGTGGTGCTTCGGGTCGACACAACCCCATGGGTAAAAGGCTATGGAGGCGCTGCATGACGATGCAATCACCAGCTGATTTATTCGACGCCAGCGATAAGTATCATATTGATACCATAGTCGTGATGTGGAGAGCAGACGATGAAGCACAGGCACAGGCAGTCAGAGATTATCTGACAGACGCGCAGGTGTGTACCGATGTGGAGTTCCTGAAGATGTATTATCAGGCCAGCTTCGGCAAACTGTCCGGGTTCTGCTTCTTCGCCTATGGCAAAGATGGCATCGATGAGGAAGAGGCTGTTGTCGTTGACAACTTCACGGCCGGTATTCCTTGCCAAACCGAAATGTATTTCGGCAGCGCCGACCAGCTGTTCCAAACGGGCCAGCTGGAGTTGCCGGAGTGGAGCAAAGTCGCTTGATGGGGGCTGTAATGAACGCCAATGATGGAAAATCTTTGCGTGATGTGACTGGCGGTACTGACCTTGGTGTCAGTCCGCACAGTTACGGAAACGGAAAAAATGTTGTCAAAATTACTTTTTTTTGAGATTGCCCCTTGTGAGGTCAAATCAACATCAAGTAATCTTGCACCAGTTGATTCGCTACATGTAGTGGTTCAACAATCAGAAAGCCGCATAAGCGGCTGTTAAACCGATGATTTGTCGTGGCTGAGTTCCTACTCACAATAGCACTCCAGACACGGCAGACATCCCATCCCGGTAACCGGGAGAAAGGCAATGAGCAATGGCTTATTTGCGTAATGATGCTGGCGTGTCGCTTCCAGCAAAAACAACAGCGATTGAGTACAAGGTTGTGGTCGGGGCAAATGCCGTCCGCAATCCTGTAGCCATACTGACTGCAAACAGCGCCATGCTGGCTCAAATCACCAAAGTGATCAACGAGAACAGCAACGCGCAGGTGTTGTCCTATCGCGTCAAATGCGACGCCAGTGATGCTGTCATCACGGTCGATATCGATGGCGAAATCGGTGACACCGCAGTCAGCCTTCTAGCGGCTATGGAACGCCAAGCCGCATAACAACGCGGCTAAGCAACCTTGACGGGAAAACCGCGACGCGACTGGGCAACTGGTCGCCTCGCCACACCTCAGCTTCGCCTTGAGGTCTGTAAATAAAGTGACCCCTTGAAACCAAAAGGGTCACCATCTGTTAACAAGCTGGAGTAGCAATGGACAAAAAGACAAATGATACGACTACATCGACCTCCTCCGTCGATACAAACAGCCAATTACAAGAGTGGGCTAAAGAAAAGGGGGATAAGCGCTTCATGAGGCAGCGAGGGCTGACTGAAGTGCGTGACAAGGATGGTAATGTCGTTTTCGACGATGACGGCAATCCCAAAGTCCGGGAAAAAGCCATCGAAAATATGGAACGCCTCGACGTCGAGTGGAACATCTTCGAGCAGAAGGTGCCTGAAGTCGTCAAGGCGTGGATAGATTTTCGCGATACAGAAAAGGCCAAGCCAAGCCGGCGCGGTCCAAAGCTGAAGGGTTTCCACGAAATTGCGGACCTTGACCCGACAGCGTTAGCCATTGTGGCTTTGTCGAGTATGTGGCAAGCCGCTGGTGCGGTCGGTGAAGATATGACCGAAACTCTGCTCAAAATAGGGGGCAGAGCCGAGCAACAGGCATTTCAAGAGGCGTTTGCTGCCAGTGGAGTGCTGAACAACACGGACCGTCAGAAGACCATCGACAAGGCGTACAAGCGCCACGACAGTGTCGACCAGCTGTTGAAGACCGAAGAACGTGAGCAGAGACAGCAAACATTCTTCAACCGTCGCCAGAAAAGCCTCGAGGGGCTGGCACGGGAGGCTGGCTTCGATTGGACACCTTGGACAGACCCGGTGCGTGTCCATGTTGGCGCTCACCTGTACAACATTGTCATACAAACAGGCCTTTTCGAGGGTGACCCAGTCACGCAAAAGGTCGGCAACAAGTGGCATACAACGCGTCATTTGGTGTTGTCTGACGAGGCTGAACAGGCGCGCGCAGATGGTATAAATGACAGACGCTGGCAACAGCCTGTGCATCAGGTGCTGACCGAAAAGCCAGTGCCTTGGACCGCTGCGACTATTGCAACGCGGGCGGCGCCGTACCCTGATGATGAGCAGATGAACTCTCTCGTGCCTCTGGTTCGCAAAGCCGGTTCGGCACAGCGCGCCCGCATCAAACAGGCGTTGGAAAGCGGAGAGATGGACTTGGTCCTCGAAGCGCTAAATGCATTGAGTGACGTCGAGTTTGTCATCAATCAGGATGTCTGGGATGTCATCACATTCATCGTCGACAATTACGATGCTTTGACGGAACGTGGTGTCATCCAGCATTTGGAGACCTTTTGGCCTCTGCGTAAAATGTCAATGCCACCCCGTATTGCGGCAAACGACAATGGTGACGAAGCCGGCGGCAGTAACGAAGCCGTCATCTTTAATGCCATACAGCGCCGTGAGGCGGCAGACCACAATAGAGGTGTGAAGTCGACAGCTGTGACCAAAGGCTATGTCGAAGACACCGTAGATATGCTGAAGACCAGCACGTTCCACTGCACTTACAACCTTGATTTCCGTGGTCGGATCAACCCGATTCCGGTAGTCAACATGTACGGCGCCAACCACGAAAAGGCCTTGTTCTACTTCGCCAATGGAAAACCAATCGGCAAAACGGGCTACGCTTGGCTGCTCATACATACCGCAACCGTTGGCGACTTCACTGACGCTGAAGGCCGACGCCAGAGTAAAGTCCACCCGATGGACCGCATCAAATGGGCTGAGGCAAACATCGATTGGTTGCTGGAGATGGGCGGCGACCCAACCGGCACGATCGACCAGTGGTGCCACGCAGACAAAGAGTTTGAGTTCATTGCCGCGTGTATGGAATTGGTCAAAGTCCAAAAGCATGGCCTGACTTTCCAATCAGGGTTGGTCGTATCAATTGACGGCTCTTGCTCAGGCTACCAACACTTGAGCGCAGCCATGCGGTCGTCGAGAGAGGCGGCCTTGGTCAATTTGATACCTTCAGATGCCCCACAGGACATCTATCAGTACATTGCGGACAAAGCGATAGAGGCTGTGAAGGTGGATGCCGCCAATGGTAATGCCCAAGCAAAGCTATGGTTGGATTACGGTATCACGCGATCTGTGTGCAAACGGTCCGTCATGACAGCGGCGTACAATTCCAACGCATACGGCTTCACAGACCAATTGATGAAAGACCTCATGCGGAAGCTGCTGAAGCGCGTCCTCGATCCAAATGACAGCCTGAAGCGCCACCCGTTTGCAAATGGTGACGACCTCAACGGTTTCCGGTCTGCACAGTATCTTGGTCGCGTTCTGGAGAGACAGATAACGGCAAACTTAAATGCTGCTTTTGAGGCCATGGAGTTTTTCAAGGCGTGTGCACGGGCGTGTATCGCCAAAGGCAAGCATTTTCGGATGATGTCACCGTTAAACTTCCCGTTTTTCCAGAACTACTGTGACTATCGCCGCGTAATGGTGAAACCAGCAATGTATAGCCGGGGCGTCTGGAAGCAGGTGCAAATCACGCTTCAAGCAGACAACGATAATGACGTTGATGGTGTGGATACGGTGGTCCAGCCTTTGAATACAGCGCCAGTCCATCGCGCAAACAGTGAGAACGCCATCAGCGCCAACCTCACTCACATGGCCGACGCTTGTCATATGCAGATGACAATCGTTGCCGCCAAGCGTGAGGGCATAAACAACTTCCTGATGATACATGACAGCTTTGGTGTAACGCCGGCCGACATGCCGCTGATGTTTGATATCGTCCGGGATATGTTTATCGCGCTGTACGAGGAGTACGACCCATTCGAAGCCGTGCTTGAAGCCACAGACGCTATCGTCAATTACAACGACGATGGCAGCCGCATCCCGCGTTACATCATGACGCCTGATGATCTATGTCCGCAGGAAAATCCTGCTTACACGGTCTTGCCGAAGCCGCCAGAGAAGGGCGACCTCGACATCAAGCAAGTGGCAGACAGCTGGCACTGCTTCATCTGACGTCCACCAAAATAAAGTGACCTCTTGAACCCCTGTCGGAACTCCGGCGGGGGTTCGTTTTTTGGCGCATAGGAGGAGACGATGAAACACGAAATCTTGCTGGCGCAAGGGCGTCTCTACCTCGAACGAGACGAGCCTGTGCCGCTGACGCTGTTGGCAGACGCTGACAGCAATGGGTTGATGCTGACGGAGTTCGGCCAGCCCCAAACAATCTCAAATTACTGTGAAGAGGAGAGCAAAATTGGCTCAAGCAAAGAAGAACTTTATGACGGGCAAGTCTACTCTAGTCTATGCCTACCTGACGAGGCCGGATACACAATTTGACCCAGCCGGCATATACAAAACCGACTTCCGCATGACTGCGGAGGAAGCAAAGCCACTTATCGATACGATGAAGCAGGTGGCGAAAGAAGCATTTGGAAACGATGCCGCAAAAGTTGCACTGCCATACAAAACTGACAGTGAAACCGGTGAGCTGATTTTCAAAACAAAATCCAAATATCAGCCACGCTTTGTCGATGCGTCAGGCAAGAATGTTGACCCGATGTCGATGCCCGCAGTTTATGGCGGCAGCGAAGCACGTTTGGCCGGCAATGCCGTGAGTTACGAGAAATCCGGCAACAAAGGCATCTCCCTGCAGCTTGCTGCGGTCCAGGTGATTACATTGGCTGATCGGCAGGGCGGTGCCGACTTTGGAGCAGTTGAAGGTGGTTTTGTCGCCGTGAATGACAATGCCCCAGACGCTGACGAAGGTGCGTCTTACAATTTCTAGTGCACTGACCCGTCGATATCGCAGTGGTCTGGAAGAAGCGCTGGCTCATCAAATTGCGTCTGCGAACCTTCCCGTCAAATATGAAGAAACCACGGTCAAATACACATGGCCGGCGCGTGACTCCCGATACACTGCAGATTTCCAAATACACAACATATTCATCGAGGCAAAAGGGCTGTTCGATGTCGAGGCGCGTCACAAGATGCTCCTGGTCAAGCAGCAGCACCCAGAGATGGACATACGTTTCGTGTTCAGCAACTGCGACGCACCAATCTACAAAGGGTCGAAAACGACCTACGCGATGTGGTGCGAAAAGCACGGATTTCCGTATGCCAACCGTCGAATACCCGATGAGTGGTTCCAAGAAAATGGAGAGCAGAATGGTCTGGAAAACACAGAAGGAAGCAGTGCTGGGCAGCCTGATGCAAGGTGAGCACCTGACGTCGATGTCTGCACTACAGAAATACGGAATAGCCCGACTTGCGTCACGGATTTCCGAGCTTCGCAAAGAAGGCTTCAAAATCATTACGACACGCATCGATGGCCCGAATGGCTGCCGGTACGCGGTCTATCACATAGAGAAGGAGGCTACGACGACATGAAAAGTCAAAACAGCAAAATCCTCCAGCATCTGAAGAAGGCTGGTTCCATCAGTTTTCTGGAGGCTTGGACTTTGTATTCAGTGCGGTGCTTGCCGCGCCGAATTGCCGACCTGCGTGAGCTAGGTCATGAAATTGTCAGCGACAAGCGCAAAGACATGAACGGTCAGCGGTATGTCCGCTACACCCTAGCTTAACGATGGAGGCGCAAGTGAACAGTATGACGACAGTCGAACACACGGGCACTTTCGTCAAACATGAAAGCTGTCCGGATTGCGGCAGTTCAGATGGACGGGCGAGATATGTCAATGAGACGACGGGTGAAACGGACCACTGGTACTGCTTCGCTTGCGAAACACACACCAAAGCGGAATCCGGTAGCGCGGCTGATGACGACGCAGCGCAGCCGGTTCCGCACCAAGGCAAAACCAAGCGGCAAAATCTACTCAAGGGCACGTTCGAAAACCTACCAGCTCGACGATTGACGGCTGAAGACTGCCGCAAGTTTGATTACCAAGTCGTGATGTATGAAGGACAACCGGCCCAAGCCGCGACCTATCGCGACAAATCTGGCCGTCCTGTGGCACAGAAAATCCGCACCCGTGACAAGAGGTTTGTCTGGATTGGGAAACCACCAGGCACCTTCTACGGACAGCACATTTGGAACACCGGTAAAATCCTTACCATTTGTGAGGGGGAGCTAGATTGTATCTCAAGTTCGGCCCAGGGAGGACACAAGTGGGCAACGGTTAGTTTGCCAAATGGTGCCGCCTCTGCGGCCAAGGCCATGAAAGACAACTATGAATTTATCATGGGCTTCCAATCGGTGGTGCTTCTATTCGATCAAGATGAGGCCGGCCGCAAGGCTGCTGAAGCTGCTGCGGAGTGTCTGCCCGTAGGGATGGCGAAGATTGCGACCCTACCTTGCAAAGACGCCAATGAATGTCTGGTGCAGGGTAAGGCCGGTGAAATCGTCAATGCCATACATCAGGCGCGGACATATCGGCCAGATGGTTTGGTCAATGCCCATGATTACAGAGACGAGGTCGGCAAAGACGACACGTCTGACGGCCTGGAATATCCATTCAGTATGCTGACAGAGGTCACTGGAGGGCTAAGACCGGGTACCTGTACCACAATTACAGCGGGGTCTGGGATTGGAAAAACAACTTTGGTGCGTGAAATAGCGCATCACCTGCATGTCGGCGGTAATCAGATTGGCATGATTATGCTCGAGGAGAGCAACAAGCGCACCTTACAGGGGCTTGTCGGCATATTCATGTCCAAGAACATTACCGTCGACCGCAGCGGTGTGGCTGATGAGGATATCACTGCGGCGTTTGATTTGCTGTTCGGTGAGGACATGCCACCCCTCTATCTCTATGACCACTGGGGCAGCACAGATATCGATGTAATCTTGAACAAGATACGCCAGATGGGCCAAATGGGCGCTGAAACGGTGTTCTTGGATCACCTCGC